TTCTGGTAATTTTATTATTAATAAACTAATATAAAAGAACGTATGGAGAATAGAGAAAAATTAATAGAATGGGTTGAGAAAAATTGGTGCTTAATACCACATGATATAGCAGCGATGAGAACTTTTGCATTACCTATTAATCAGCAAAAAACATTTATATTAAGAATGATAAAACAGCACACCTTAGATAGAGCCTAAATAACCTATAAAAGAAATTATATGGAAAAGAAACTTAAACTTTTAACGCCTTATAAACTAAAATAAAAACAAAATGGACAACGAAACAAAAAAATCTTATGTAAAAATTGACATTAGACTTTGGTATTTCCTAGCAGGAATGATAGTTGAAGGTCTAATAATAAAAATTTTAATGGTGGCAGGAATATGGACTATATAGCAGGACTAATATCTTTAATAATACTAATAGCTTTAATTAAATATTGTAATGTATGAAAATAGCTCTACAAATAGAAATAGATAAATTAATAAGAAAAATAAACTATATACAAGGTAACTTTAGTTATAAAGAAAGGATAAGAAGCGAAGAATATAACAACTTAATAATCCAAGCAGATAATCTCTGCTGGGTATTAAATAACTAATATGAAAGACTTATTTAACAATTCAAAAGATGACTGGGATAATTTAGATTTAGAAAATTATAATAGCAAACTCTTAAACTTTACTTTAGTATTAGGAACAATAGGTATAATAATAGGAATAGCTTATTTAATATTTTTTATATGAAAAGAAAAGATATTTGTAATTTAGAAGAAGAATATTGTCCTAATTGCAAAACTTATAATGTAAAACAAAATAGTGGTTATAAAGAATTTATAAACACGAATAAAGAAAATTGTGTTTTGATGTATGATTTTATTTGTTCAAATTGTAATGCAAAATTTAGAATAAACTAATATTATATGAAAAGAAAAGATATTACAATAATAAATATAGATGAATACATAAGACAAAAAAAACTAAGTCTTTTATAAAAAATAAATCAAGAGTAAGGTTTTTTTGGAATAAAAGAGGGTGATATAGGAATGGGAGTTAAGCATTATAAAAAATAAACTAATTATATGATTAGAATGACGCCAGCAGAAGCAAATAAAAGATTAGGAACGATGTTTAAGATACCTAAAAGCAAGTATAATAATAAGAAAACAATAATTGATGGTAAGAAATTTGATAGTCAAAGCGAGGGGAAGCTTTATTATGAATTAAAACTACAGGAAAGACAGGGATTAATAAAAGGAGTTGAAACACAGGTTAAGGAAAGCTTTTATGCTTACGGAAAACATATTTGCGATTATTATGTAGATTTCTTAGTTTATTATAATGACGGAAGAAAAGAATTTATTGAACACAAAGCGACAGGCACAGTTACTTCAACTTGGAGAATAAAATATAAATTATTACAAGCCAAATATTCAGATGATAAAAATGTAATTGTGTCAATGAATTGGTACAAAGGATACAGAGTTATAAATAGAAATAAAGATTTACTAAAACCTTTATAGAAGCTAACCAGCCTATGGAATAGATAAAAAACTTGACAAATACAGGAATACAATTTATACTTAATAGTATAAAGCTCTAAAGTTATTGCAACTTATAAGAGAAGCTAGTAAAAGATTAATTTCTTTGGTGAACTAGCTAGTGGTTTATCAAGGAGAATTTAAAATGAAAAGATTAATTCAGCTTAATTATAGGCGAGAATATATGTTTATTTGGTTTACGCTAAATAGGTCTTTATTCTTGCGATAGTTCGGCTAAATTAGTCTTTTTTTATACAATTAAAACACTAGAGAAATATTGCAAGTTTCTTTAGAACAGGAACTTAACGAAAGTTAGGATTTTTATGCTTTAAAGAATATCTAATATTAGCCAATTAAATATTTTAAAATAATATATGCCAGGAAATAAGAATAGTGGAAGAAAGTCTGACGCTGAAATCGTAAGACATTATATAAATATGAACCTTGCTAACAACATAGCTAACAAGGAACTTAAACGTATAGATGAAAAGATTAAACCATCATTAGAAGAAATTAAAACAGTAGTAATGCCAATAGCATTAAAAGGAATAACAGATAAAAGCCAAGTAGAGCATAGTTTACAATTACCAATTTATAATGGAAAATCAAATGTTCAAAGACACAACAGCAACTCAGCGGATATTCAACCTAACGAAGAGGATTAGAGCCGTAGCTGGTGGAACTTCTGCTTCTAAAACTATAAGCATATTAGTTTGGCTTATAGATTACGGACAGACTAGCAATAACGAAGTAATGACAGTAGTAGCTGAAAGCCATCCTCATCTTAAATTAGGAGCTATAAGAGATTTTAAGAACATAATGGTAAGCCAAGGATATTGGGATGATAACAGTTGGAACGCTAGTAATTCAACTTATACCTTTCCTGATAAAACAATATTAGAGTTTATAAGTTTTGATAAGTTTGGTAAGGCACACGGACCTAGGAGAGATATATTGTTTGTTAATGAGTGTAATAACTTACCATATAATATAGTTGACCAATTAATTACTAGGACTAAAAAAGTAATATGGTTAGACTGGAACCCGACTAATGAATTTTGGTTTTATACAGAAATGAAAGATAAAAGAGATGATATAGATTTTATCACTCTCACATATCTTGATTGTTTAGAAGCTTTAGACCCTAATATAGTAAAAGAGATTGAGAGCCATAAACCTAATAAAGGCTGGTGGCAAGTATATGGAGAAGGACGGCTAGGTGAATTAGAGGGAAAAATATATAAAGACTGGGCGATTATAGACGAGATACCACACGAAGCTAGACTTGAAAGGAGAGGACTAGACTTTGGTTATACTAATGACCCTACTGCTATCATAGATATTTATAAACATAACAACGGATATATACTTGACGAGGTGCTATGTAGGAAAGGAATGAGTAATAAAGATATAGTTGATATATTAAAGAACTTGCCTGATTGCTTAACAGTAGCTGATAGTGCTGAGCCTAAAAGCATAGATGAGATTAAAAGTTATGGAATAAATATAATCGGAGCAAAGAAACAAAAGAAGAAGTTTGCAGGAATGCCACAGCTAGGAACTAATGAAAGCTATGTTAAATGGAGTATAGGAATAGTCCAAGAGCAAAGAATATCAATGACAAAAAGAAGCCTTAACCTTATAAAAGCTTATCGCAACTATTTATGGCAAACAGATAAGGAAGGGAAGGTATTAAATGCACCAGACCATTATTTAAGCGACTGTATGGATGCAGTCCGCTACGGAATAGTTAGTTTAGCACCTATAATAAATAAACAAGACTTTTTAAATAACATACCAATAATTATAAGGGATGCAGAAGAAAAAAATCCCGCAAGATAATATGAAAATAAAAGTAAAATTAACAATAGGAACTAGAAAATATACAAGTGAGGGATCTACACTTGAAGATGCTATGGATAAAATGAAGACTCCTAGTAAGATAAGTGTTATGGGAAACATAAGACTATATAAGAATGGTAAGTTTGTTAAACAATTTCCAATGACACTACCTAGACTTAGGAGATTATTTAATACAAGACTAGCTTTTAAACAATTATTCGTTAAGAACCTTAATTTATTTCTAAAATAAAAATATGATAGCAAGTAACATATTTGATTTTGCAAAACAAGAATTATCTAAATACCAAAATCCTACCGAGGTTGTAAGTGGTTGGGATTGGAGTATGCAAGAGCATATCAAAACATCAATACTATATAAGAACGGAAGGCTATTAACAGGGAATATAGATGATAAGCCTGTTAAAAACATAATACTTCCTATCCTTAACCTAGAATATAGAGCAGAAGATATTGATGTAAAGGATATTAATTTATACGTAGAAGATGAAGATAAAAATCATTTATCTTTCCTTATTAATAAATATCACGATGATGTTTTCGTAACAGAAAATAACGTTGATGATTTTATAGATGAAGAAAACGAAGAAAGTATTGATTTAGGAGCTGTATTGGTTAAAGATATAGGTGAAGCATTACCGGAAATAGTCCATTTACAAGACATAGCATTTTGTAATCAGAATGATATATTAAGCAGTCCTTTTGGTATTCTACATATCTTTTCTATTGATGAGTTAAAAGAGATGGAAAAGAGAGGCTGGGGAAATAGAGAGAACGGAGCAACACACACAATAGACGAGCTTATTACTTTAGCTATGAGTGATAGTGAGAACCTAACAAGCAGTGATATAGAAGTATATGAAATACACGGGACTCTACCTAAATATTATCTTAATGACGCAAATGATATTAGCGAAGAAAGAGAATATATTAAATCATTATATGTAATAGCATTTTATAAAGATGACGCAGGCGACCAAAAAGGAATAGTATTATTTAGAAAAGAGCAAAAACAAAAGATATTTAAACTATGTAAACGAGATAAAATACATAATAGGGCAGTTGGAAGGGGTGGCATTGAAGAACTATTTGAAGACCAAGTATGGACTAACTACGGGCAGATAAACAAAAAGAACTTATTAGACGCAGCGAGTAAGACAATATTACAGACTGATGATGATACTTTAAAGGCTAAACATCCAACAGGACTTAGAGGAATGAAGAACCTAGAAATAGTTCAAGTTCAAGAGGGAGCAAAGATAGGACAGATTGATAACTATCCTCGTAATATAGCCTTATTTGATAAATGGAATGAAGAACTAGAAATACACGCTAGAAGCACAGGGGCAGCACAGGAGGGGATTTCAGGCGACCAGCCTAACTCAGGCACTCCTTTTAGAAGCCTTGAAAGGCAAACAATGAGTAGTCAATCACTACACGATTACAGGATAGGTAAACACGCTAAATTTTTAGAAGAATTATATAGAGATTGGTTTATACCTTATATTATTAAACAGATTACAGGCGGCGTTAAATGGTTATCTACTCTAGATTTAGATGATATGCAAGAGGTAAGTAAGAATATAATTAAAAGGCAAGTAAATAAATTAGTAGTTGATAAGATATTAGCTGGAGAACAAATAAGCGAAGAAGAAATAGCAGAATTTAAAGACAAGGCTACTAAGGAGTTTATGGAAAATAAGAAAAGATTTTTAGAGATATTAAAAGATGAACTTAAAGGAGCTAGTGTAGCAGTCAAGATAAACATAAGTGGAAAGCAAAAGGATTTATCGCTATGGACTGATAAGCTAGTAAATATCTTTAGACAGATTATCGGCTCAGTTAATCCACAGACAGGCGAGAGTATTCTTTCACAACCATCTTTTGCTAAACTATTTAATCAAATAATATCTGCTTCTGGAATGGAGCCATTAGACTTTGCTGAATTTACATCAGCACCAAGCCAACAGGCATTACCACAACAATTACAAACTAATACTGTTTCACAAGCAGAACAAATTAAATAACTATGAAATTACAAGACATTTTAACTCAACCAGAGATAGAAGCTATCCAAAAGTTTCTAGACAATAAGCCATTAAAGAATGGCATTAAGAAAGTTTTATTAAGTTCTGTTTACGAGCAAGGAACTATACCATTGAAAGGAGCTTATGACCCTAACTTTAACTTTGCTATGTCGCTTGTTTATGACTTACAGCAAAACATTGAGTATAAACTAAACAATGAAGAACTAGGAGAAAAGCTAAGAGCATCAGTCGCTGGTATTAGATTATTGCAACAAGGATTTAAAGATTTAGAAAGTTTAGGAGTTAAAGAAGAAAAGGTCGAAGAAGAAATTAATGAAGCAAGATAATTAATATAAAAACAATATGAAAACAACAACAACAATTTTACTCTTAATAGCAGTTGTACTATTAGGATTTATAGCATTTAACGGACAAGATAAAGAACCAACTAATTTTGGTAGTAGTATGGGCGATGTATATACTGCCAGTTCTACTGTTTATACAACAACAGCAGGAAAAGCGATTGTATTGACACCTAGAAACGAAGGTAGAGCTTGGATGACTATTACTAATATGACAGGTACAATTACTTACTTAGCACTTGGCAATGCAACAACGACACCTAATGATACACCTATTGTAGAAGACGCAGAATATACTATTTTAGTCCCTGCTTCTGGTATGTACACATTTGATGAAGATAATCGTTATACAGGGGCAATTATTGCTTCAAGTAGTGCGGCAGTAACCTTAAGAGTTACAGAAATTTATTAATTAATATAAACAAGTATGTTAACTGGGAAATTAAAATCTCTCAAAGATAATTTAAAAGAGAGATATAAAAAAGAACAAAAAGAAAAAACAAAAAAAGACGAAGGAAAGGTCGAACTTCGTAAAGATAAAAAATCTAAAGAAAAAAAATATGAAAAAAAGAATAAATAATGGGGTATTCTACGTAGTAATCTCATTAGCTTTAATGATTGGTGTAGCTGGAGTAGTTGGTGCTTTTACAGGCAACGCTAGTAGAGTTATTGAAAATGTAGAAGTTTATAACGAAGCAACACAGCCAGAAAGTTTTGTTGATGAAGGAAGATTGGGAGCTGTTCCTAGCCCAGATGTTTACCAAAGAATGAACTTCCACGCTGGTTATCAGAGTGGAGGCACAAGACTTGCAACATCTACGACAGCAGCAACTTATACCTTAGCAGTAGGAGATATTAAAGAAGATACTGTTTTCTGGGATGTAAATGTAGGATTAGATACTACAATTACAACTATGGCAAGTTCATCTTTGGCAATGGATGCAATGAATATTCCTAACGCAGGAGATACTAGAGAACTATATGTTTATAGTGCTACTACAACCACAGCAACTACATTAACTTTAGCAGCAGGAACTGGCGTAGATTTACAAAAGAACGAAGATACCGCAGACCTAGCTATTAATGGTTTAGATGTTGCTAAATTAATATTTATTAGAAAAGCAGACACAGACGTTATGCTTATTATGGAAGAATGGGTAGTAGCTGATTAAGTTCTCAATCTTTAAAATTGACATAGTGGTTATTAATCCACTTTTAAAAATTAACAAGGTTATTATTCCTAAAAAAAATAATACCATTTATCATTATATGGAAAACGAAAAAAATGAGGATATCCAAGAGGAAGAAGAATTGGAACTCCCTGTAGTCGCAGAGGGTGAAGAAGACACAACCGATTGGAAAGAACTGGCACTTAAACAACAGGGGATAAACAAAAGGCTTAAAACCAAAATGGAAAAAGCCAAAGCAAAGAAAGAAGAAAAGAAAGAAGCCTCTGAAAAGTCAGAACTTAATAAAACAGAATTTGACTATGGACAAAAGGCATACATCAACCAAACCTTAGGAGTGGATTTAAAGAATGAAAAAGAAGTAGCACTCGTTAATGATTATATTAACGCAGGCAAGACTTTAGATGATTTATTAACGAATAAACACTTTAATAATGACCTAAAAGACCTACAGGAAGCTACTAAGGCTAAAAACGCTATCCCTTCTGGTTCTAAACGTTCTGCTACATCTGATAAAACGGCAACGGATTATTGGATGGGTAAAGACTTTAAAGATGTTCCACAAGAGCATAGAGCAGAAGTTTTAAAAAAGACACTAGAAGGAGAAAGAAAACAAAGTATGTATGCTACGAAATAGTTATGTAAAATTTAGATGGCAAATACATATACAACAGCTGGGTCAGACCCGAATATAAACGGGGTATATCCTCAGCAATGGGAAACTCAGCTACAAACAAGGTTAGATAAGCCTGTAAATTGGAAAGAAATTTGCAAAGTTATCTACTCAACCTCATATATGATTAACAGTCCTTATATGAGCACAGAAACACCTATCCAAACAGGAACTAGAGGAACTGCTTATGGATTTGGAGATTTCACTGTAATTAATGACCAGTTGAATATCAACACTTACAAACCAGTGCCTACATTTATTGATAGAGCAGATTTAGCACAAATGACTTTAGTAAGTCAGATGGAAATTGCTGATAGACAAGGAAAAGCAATTAGTGAGCAATTAGAAACTGCTGTATTAGCAGGACACGCTGGCTGGACTGATTTTGATAATTCTGACATCGGTGGATCTGCTGGAAACATTACAGTTTCTGTAAACAACATTGATAATATTATTAGAGGAGTTAAAAGAGAAATTGCAGAAAATAACGCACAAGATTTAGCAGACCAAAACGGAATATTTATCGTATGGCGTGCAGCTGATATGGAAAAACTTGAAGAATTTGCACAAGCTAACGGATTTGTTCTAGCTGATAAAGCATTAAAGAACGGAATTAAATCTGGTTATCACTTTATGGGAATGGACCACTATATATCTAACTCTCACACAGCAAATCATTTGTTCGGTGGAGTTAAAAAGATTATGACATTAGGTATTCTATCTACAACTTTCGGTAAGATTGTTCAGACAGAAGACCCTGCTCTACAATCTGGTATTGGTGTAATTTCTAGAGTTGATTACGGAATTAATACTCCAACAGGATTGATTACAGCGGTTTTTGATATAGCCGTCAGTTAAGGCTAACATTAGCTAAATAATATAATTTATTATTCCTATCGGATAAGCACTCCAAACCGCTTTATCCGATATGGTTTGGAAATAATATGAGAATATGTATAGGACTTTTATCAAATAGAGGATTTGAACAGCAAATGGTTTTATCATTAATGAAAATGATACACGCCTCTAAAGACTTAGATTTACATTTTGAAGTAGTGTCAGAAGGCTACACAATAGCAGAGAATAGAAACTGTTTAGCAGCTAAAGCTTTGCAGAACGGATGCACACACCTATTAATGATTGATGATGATATGATATTCCCTGAAGATTCGCTTAAAAGATTATTAGCACACGACAAAGATATAATTGCTATTAATTACCACCCGAGACAGATAGGAAGTGGTTATATGGTATGGAAAAAGGGAGACGCTAAACTTTCTAAATTAGAGAAAGAAGATTTGCCTAAAGAGATTTTTAAATGTGAAGAAGCAGGAGGTGGAACAATATTAATAAAAACAGATGTATTTTTAAAACTACCTAGACCTTGGTTTGATTGGGAAGTACACAAAACAGGAATGGTAAAAGTAGGTGAAGACGCTTATTTTTGTCATAAGGCTATTAAAAATGGTTATGATGTATGGTGCGACCCGACTATTAAGC